CCTGCTTCAAACACTCGTTTGTCGCATAACCTTGTCGGAGATCTATCTATGAAAACATTGTCTCTTAGGTCTGCCTGTGATATTTATCACGGTAGCGACCGTTGCCGTAAGGCAACGGACAACTATAGCGGACTTATTCCTTATGCACTATTCCCGGAAGGGAGTAGACGTCGGGAGTATATTCGCCGTTTCAAACTTCAGAGGTCAATGGATACAGCCAGAATTTCGGTTGTATACGTAGATATGAGCTGGATTGCCCTGAAGAGTGACTATGACGCATCCGTTGAGGTGATTCACCGCAATGGGTATCGTAGTTACCGAGTCCCGGTTTCAGAGTTCATAACGCTCTGTTCGGAACTTAAGGACGATCTAGGATCTCTGATTTAGGTGGGGTCAAATAGGAGGTATTATGATCAAGATGACTGTTCGAGGGGTCAAGTCTTTTCTGACTTTTCTCCTCAACATCTATCTTGCCGTCAAATCGGTTAAGAAATGATGGCTGATCCTCTTGTACCTCCGGCTCTCACTGTTCTGCATCGTCTATCTGCCTTTAGGTGGTGGGCGACGGTGGTTAAGTTCCACAATTAGCAGGTGACACACACATGTCTGACTCACTCACGAGAACGAGTACTACGTCGCATCGAGCGGTGCTTTACTCCTATGATAGTTCGTTTGGATTGCCCGTACAAGAAGCTGTTGTCAATTTCTTTGGCAACAATTCTGTTACGTTCACGCCATACGGACACGATCGTTGGAGGCAAACTATTCGCTCGGGTAACGAGGTTACTTCGCGTATTGATGCAGTGAGTTATGACATAACTGATGTCGAGTTTGACTACAAATACGTCGACGTTGTAGTTGACGCACACGGAGTCTTCTTCGGCACCGGATATGGTGGTGTGAAAGGTAGCTCTTTGGTTTACGCTGTAAACCCTGGGGCTAACTCTACTTCCATTGCTAATGCAGATAACCAGGCCCTGACCGAATTGGCCTCTCGGATTGCTCAGGCTCAATCCACCTTCTCGGGTGGAGTGGCGCTTGGCGAGCTTAGGGAGACTATCGGAACGATCTCGCACCCTGCTCGATCCATTTGGGGTGGTATAAGTCAATATCTCGCGTCGTCAAAGAAGGCGACGCGGGGAATATCGGCTCGTAACATCTCAAAGAAGATTGACATCGTGTCAGATCTTTGGTTGGAGTATTCATTCGGCTGGAAACCCTTAGTTAGCGACATTAAAGATGGTGCGAAAGCATTAAGCGAGTTACGAAACGGGCGCCTACCACGTAAAACCGTGGGAGCGTCCGGTTCCGACTCGTCTAATGACTCGTCCAGCTCTGGTGTTGATAATGTAGGGTCCAGTCAGATACATTGGCGGCGGAACATCTCGTCGAAGTCGCAGGTTCGCTACCGGTGCCTTGTGAGTGTTAAAACTCCAGAGGACTCCGGTGCTACATCTGCGATACTCGGTCTTAATTTTCCGTCATTCGTGCCAACTGTATGGGAGTTAATCCCTTACTCCTTCCTGGTCGATTATTTCACCAATATAGGTGGGATAATTCAAGCAGCATCGAACCCGTCTGCTGGTGTTAACTGGACGGTGCGCGGCAGCCTTACCGCAACTACTTGCAAAGTAGATGTGGAAAAGGTTGACAT